CCCTACTTCGAGGAGGACCGCCCCGCGTTCCGGACGCGGAAGGCGGCGGTGGAGGCGATCGAGGCGGAGGAGGAGCGGAGGGCGGAGGAGCGTCGGATCCAGCGCGCGCGTTGGCTGGAGGAGCGGGAGCGGAAGGAGGCCGCGGCGCGGGAGGAGGCGAAGGATCCCCGCTGTGTGGAGCGCTACGTGGAGCGGATCCTCGCCGCGGCTCCGGAGGGCTGGACCGCGGAGTTTCTCCCCGGGGTCTACCTCTACGGGCGGGAGAGCTACGCTCAGCGCGGGGAGGCGTCGGACGGGACCGGGACCGTGGTTCTGAAGTCCGAGGCGGAGGAGCTTCACTGGAGGCTCGATCGCGTGAACCTGAAGCACGGCTGCGGGCTGGCGGACGGTGCCGTCAACGCGGACGGATCCACCTACTACCGGACGGAGAGCGGGGGTTGGGCCTGCTTCGATCGGATCGGGGTGGACTCCTCCTTCTACGGGGGGAGCGCGGAAGACCCGGCGGAGACGGTCCGGGAGGAGCTGGAGCGGATCGAGAAGGCGCGGGAGGTCTCCAAGAAGATGGTCTCCGTCCCTAAGTTCGGCTGGAGGGTGCATCAGGACGCGCTGGAGGAACTCCGCGCGAAGATCCAGCGCGGGGGGAGTCACTCCTTCTCCCCGCGGGGGTTCGGGACCGGGAAGCGGATCTCCGCGCGCCGTCCCGCCGGTCGCTACGGGGTAACGCGCCTCCCGGCGGAGACCGCGGAGTTTTTCGGGGTTCCGGTCCTCTGGTCCGAGGACTTCGACTGCGACTAGGGTTTTTTTCGGGAAACCTCATTTTACCCCTTTACATCTTCTTACTATCTGTTAAGATATTATTATGAGCAACGGAGGAAAGAAGATGAGTAACGATAACAGCGCGGAGGACTTCCGGAACGCCGTTAACGCCGCTTATACGCGGTTGTCGGAGATGAAGGCGGAAAGGGAGCGCGCGGAGAACCCGCCCCCTCCCCCGCCTCCGTTCTCCGCGGAGGGGAGCCGGGACGGGGAAGACCTCTCCGCCCGTCGGTATACCGCGGACGGTTCCCCCCTCCAGATCCTGGAGGAGGACGGGGATGTTGTTTTGGCGGTCCTCCTCGGGGAGGAAGTCGTCCTGGACGCCGCGGACGTCCTCCCGCTCTGCCGCCTCTCCTACGCCGCCGCGTTCCGGGCGCTCCGTATCTCGGAGGGTTCCCGGGACCGCCGGCATACCCCGGACTACGCCCTCCGCGGGAAGTCCGGGCGCAGCGTCGTGGTCTTCGCCGGTCGTCTCTGCGTTCCGTTCCGGAAGCGGCGCGGGCGGGTGACCTACTACGCCCCGGTGAAGGAGGAGGAGGCGGAGCGGATCCTGAATGGGACCGCCTCCGTTTACTACTCCGGGAACCGGATTGAAATTAAGTAAATCCCTGGAAGTTAGGAGGAAATTATGAAACTGCTAACCGCCGCCAAACTACTTAACCTACTTGCCTCCGCAGTCCCGGCGGACCTCTCGGAGAGCGACGACGAGGACCGGGAGGGTCAAGTCCGGTTCGCCGCCCTCTTTGAGTCCCTGGGTAAACTATCTGAGGAGTACGGGGAGGAGCTGGAGGACGTTCTCGCGCACCTGGAGGATACGGATCGAATGATAGTCCTGCGGGAGAGGGGGAAGGGATGCTAACGGAACTGGAGACGCTAGAGGAGACGCTCCCCGGGATCGGGGGCCTGGAGGCTCTGGATACGGAGGTGGACCCCTTCCCCGCGGGGAGGCGGGCGCGGGCGCTGGACCCGGAGCGGACCCTTCCCCCGGAGGGGTTCCTGGACGGGAGGAGGCGGTCAGATGGCTAAGGCTCACTGCCCCCCCACTTGGAGCAAGCGGCAGACCTACTACGTCAGTCAACACGCTCAGGAGCGCCTCCGGGAGCGGGTTCAAGTCCCGGCTTACCTGGGGAACGCCGCCCTTGTTCGCGCCGCGGACGACGCGATCCGGAAGGCGGTGGAGGTCGGTTCCTTCCGGACCCTCCCCGGGGGTACGAAGTTGGTGAAGATCTCCCCGGAGGAGACGGACGATTTGACGATCCCGAGCACCTTCTTCGCGGTCCTTAAGCCCAATGACAAAGAGGACGGGACTTACCCGGAGGTGGTGGTCACGGTCCTGACCCCGGAGATGGCGGCGCGGAACTACCCGTCCGCCGCGGACTTCACCTCCGGGTCCACGGAGGGTTCCGGGACTTTGACCTCCTCCCCCTTCTCCGAACTCTCCAGGTTCTCCCCCTTCTCCGAACTCTCCGGGATCGGAGAGGCGGATAGGGCGGTGGAGGACGGTGGAGAGGAGTTTGAGGAGTCGGAGGGGGAGGAGGAGCCGGAAGACTGCGGAGAGGAGCAGGAGGATCCCTTCGATGGGGAGGAGTTTTACCTGATACTGGACGGGGAGGAGGAGGTCCTCCGGGGGACCGCGGAGGAGGTGAAGGAGCACCTCCGGAGCTACACGGATCGACTCCCGGAGGTCCTTCGGTGTAGGCCGGTTCGGGTCCGCGTCCGGGTCGAGTTGGAGTGAGAGGAGGTGTCAAGATGAGGTTCTTGAGCGTCGCGGAGGCGGCGAAGTTGAAGGGGGTCTCCAGACCCGCGATCTGGTATGCAATCAAGCGGGGGGCGCTCCGGGCGCGTCGCCTGGGGCGGGTCTGGATGATCTCGGAGGAGGACCTCGCGGAGTACGTCCCGCGGGGCTCCGGTCGAATCTGCTCCGTTTGCGGGGAGTCCCGCTGCTACGGGAGGTGCGGAGACTAGGACTTCTTGGCCAGGCGCTTGACCCGGGGTGTCTTCTCCGGCTCCGTCTCCACGCCCTCCGCTTCCACCGCGTCCTCCTTCTTAGGGGTGAGGATCCGGTTCAGGACGGAGTTGGCCAGCTTACTCGGGGCCGGTTCCGCCTGGAGGAGGTCCCGGACCTCCGACATCTCCGACTGGAGGTGGACCCGGAGTTCGTTGACGCTCATCGCGCGGAAGTCCACCTTGGCGTTGACGTTTACCTCCCGGGCCGCGCGCTTCAGGATCCCCAGTTCCTGCCCGGTCTTGATCACCTTGTCCAGGATCTCGGAGCGGGTCTTCACCGCGGAGACCAGGGCGGTGAACTGGCGACTGCTTCGGAAGATCTCCGCGAGGTCCTCCAGCTCCTGCGCCGCCTGGAGTTGCTGGAGGCGGTACTGCGCGAAGACCTGCCGGGGGTCCGCCTCCTTGGTCAGGCGGAGGTCCTCGTCCTGTACGTAGCGCTCCACCGCCATGAACTGCTGGAGGCTCCACCCCGTCTCCTGGAGGATTCTCTCCCGGTCCCAGATCAGGGCGACCCCGGCCCGGTACTGCGCCGCCTCCTTCTTCCGCTTGTTGATCTCCGCGTTCGCCGGGAGCGCCGGTAGACCCTCCCGGACGATCCGGACCGCCCTCCCCCTCGCCCCGGCCCCTTTGAGTTCCTCGAAGGTCGCCTCCATCTCTTCTCGCTGCGCTTTTCCGATTCCCATGTAGATCTCCTTCCCCTAGCTTAACGCCTCGGAGGCTCATGAGAGTAGGATTTTTACGCGGTCCCCCTATTATCCCCGTAATGAGCGCGGATTCTGCACCCACTGCGGCGGATCTTCAGGCGGACCTTCAGCGCGTGATGCAGATGAAGGCGGAGGCGCAGCGGAAGTTGATCCTGGAGGAGCGCCGCCTAGACGTCCTAGCCACCGTCTTAGGGTACCGCGTCCTCCCCTTCCACTGGATTCTGATACAGGCTAAGCGAAGGACCCCGGGACCCTGGCGGATGTATCTGGCCCCGCGGGGTGCCGGGAAGAGCACCATCCTGACCGTCGTGGACTCCGTGGGGATCCCCCTCTGGGAGCCGGACGTCCGAATCCTCCTCGCCTCCCGGGTCAAGGACCAGGCGAAGGACCTCCTAACGGAGATCCAGGGCTGCTTCGAGGTCCCCCGCTTCTGTGAACTCTTCGGGGACCTGAAGGGCTCGAAGTGGGGGGCGGGGGAGGCTACCATCTCTACGCGCCGGAAGAAGTGGAAGGAGCCGACCTGGCTCGCTTGCGGGGCGGACGGTCCGGTGACCTCCAAGCACTTTGACTACATCAAGGCGGACGATCTCGTCGACGAGAAGAACTCTCGGACGGAGGGGGAGCGGGAGCGGATCCGGGTCTTCTTCTACAAGACGCTGGTCCCGACTCTGATTCACGTCCGGGAGGACGGGAGTCCCGGGGAGATCGACGTAATCGGGACGCGCTACCACCCGGAGGACATCTACGCGCACCTGGAGGACGACCCGAAGATCCGCCGGGGGAACGTCTGCGAGATCCCCGCGTTGGTCGATCCGGAGACGGGGGAGCGGGACGAGACCGGGGTCTCCGTCGTAGAGGAGATCCTCCCCGCGGAGGACCTGAAGGACCTCCGGATCTCGATGGGGAGCGCGCACTTCGACTCCCAGTACCAGCAGAGCACCAAGCGGATGAAGGGGGACATCTTCAAGGATGAGATGTTCCAGTACTTCGACGAGCCTCCGTTCGACCTCATTCAGCGCCTGGAGTTGAAGGTCTGGGGGGCCTGTGACCTCGCGGTGACGGAGGAGCAGATCAAGAAGAACGACGAGTACGCGGACTGCGTGATTGGGGTGGACGACCGGGACCCCTCCTCTCTGGAGGTCTACGTTCTGGAACTCTTTCACGGTCAGATCCCCTACCACGTTCAGATCGCGCGCGCCGCCTACCTCTTCGAGAAGTGGGATCTCATCCGCTTTGGGATAGAGGCGAACGCGTTCCAGAAGTCGCGTCTCTTCTCCGTCTATCGGGAGCTGGGAGCGGAGATCGGGGACCGCTGCATCCCGGTCATCACCCTGACGGACAAGGTCACCCGGGCCTGGAAGCTTTCCGCGCGGTACGAGGCGGGGCGGGTCTACCACCGGAAGGGGGACAAGATGACGAACGACCTCGAGGAGCAGCTCCTCGGGTTCCCGAAGCTGAAGCGGGACGACATCTTTGACGCGGAGGATCTCGCGATCCAGCTCGGGTGCGTCTACCGCGCCAGGAAGAAACGGAAGCGGAAGGTCGGGCTCTTTGGCGGGCGGAGCAGTACCCGGCGTCGGGCCTTCTCGCTGACCTGATAAGGAGAAGAAGATGAGCACGATGGGTCAGAAGCTCTTGGGTTTGAAGAAGGCCTTGGACAGTGGGGAAAGACTCTCGGACGAAGAGGTCGCCCTCCTCGCTACCCTGAAGCGGGAGCAGAACGTGGGGAAGCGTCACGTTGCGGTCTCCAAGCTTGCCCTCCGTGAGGGGGAGGAGCTGTGGGACTTCATGTGGACGATGGTGGAGGCAGTTCAGACGAACAGAATCATCCTCGCGGACGGTTCCCTGGACGCGTGGCTCCAGGGGATCTACGACGACCACGTGATCGTCCAGGACGGGAACACCGGGAGGATGTTCAAGGCGAACTTCACCCGGGACGCGAACGGGGAGATCTCCTTCTCCGACCCGGTAGAGGTCCGGATGGAGTGGGTCCCCGTGGAGTCCGCCGCTCCAGAGATGGGGGGAGAGGACGTTCAGCGCGTGGAGAAGCGCGCCGCCCCGGAGGTGAAGTACGTCGAGGTGATGAAGCGGAGTGGAGGGAAGTGGGGCGGGATCCTCCCGGAGCACTTCCAGAGCAGGAGGTAACTCATGACCGCCGTGATCGAAACGCCCCGCGTCTCCTGGGCTCCGGACCAGCGCATCGCTCGGATTGTCAAGGCGAACGACGCCGCGCTCCCCGCGAAGAAGAGCGAGGGCCTGAACTGCGCGGACTTCGACGATCTGTTTGTCTACGTCACCCTCTTGAACGGGGCGACCGCCGCGACCGTGGAACCCCACTTCTGGAGTTCCTTCAAGGACGGGACTCCGAACGGGGGGTTCGTCCCGGAGGCGACCCCGCAGGTGATCACCGCCACCGCGGCCGGGGTGGTAAAGCGCATCAAGGTTCACCATCAGGGGTCCGTCTTCTTCGAGGTGACCGGGATCGCCGGGGGTCTAGCAACGGACGAGCGGGTCCGGGTGGAGGTCTCCGGGGTGCCTGTCTACGGTCAGGCCGGAGGTTAGTCCGTGGGGAACGGTAAGCAGGGCGGGAACGCCGCCACCGTGGAGATCCGGCGGGACTACGCGGACTCCCCTACGACGAAGGAGATCGTCAAGCGGAACGTACACGCGCTCCGCGCCACGGTGATCGGGCTCTCCCGCGTCAGGAAGCAGGGTCTGAAGAAGCAGGCGGGATCCGGGACCTCCGCGGGGGAGAGCAAGGCGAAGGAGGTTGACCCCTGGACCACTCTGGAGCGGGAGAGGAAGATCGTCCCGCCGCCCTACGACCTCCTAACCCTCGCGGTGATGCCGGAGAATAACACGGAGTTGGGTCCGGCGATCGACGCGATGACGATCAACGTCGAGTCCTTCGGTTACCGCATGGAACCGCGCGTCCCAGTGAACGAGGATACCCCGGTGGAGATCCTGGAGGAACTCGTTCAGGAGGAGGCGCGGACGCAGAACTTCTTCGAGAACTGCTGCGCCGGGGAGGACGAGTCTCTGGAGGACCTCCGGGAGAAGTGCCGGAAGGACCTCGAGGCGACCGGGAACATGTACGTGGAGTTCGTCGAGTTCCCGGGCTCGAACCGACTGGACGGTCTGAATCACCTCCCATCCTGGACGATGCGGATCGGGCGGATGGACGAGAAGCCCACCGCTTACGTGGACAGACAGGTCCGGAAGCAGGTTCGCCTCCGTCCGCTGGAACCGGAGGTTTCGGAGTCCGAGGTGACCCCGGAGCGGACCTCCCTGGAGAACGCACCGGACCTCCCCGTCTCCGAAATAGCGAAGCAGCGGTTCGCGGAGGAGGTCTCCTACGAGATCTCGGAGGTGGTTCGCTATCGCCGGTTCCGAAGGTACGTCCAGATCGTGGACGGGTGCTCCACGTGGTTCAAGGAACTGGGGGACCCCCGGCTCATCTCCTGCAAGGACGGGCACGTGGTGACGCGGGAGGAGCTGACTACGGAGGCCCGGGACGGTTCGGAGGAGCCGCGCTTCGTCCTCCGCGGGGCCAACCTGGAGATCCGGATCGGGAAGCTGGGCTTCCCCGTGGCTTACGCCGCGAACCCCGTTCGTCATCGTCGGATTTACTGCACCCGCTCCCCCTACGGGCTCCCGCGCTACGGGGGGCACCTCTTCTGCATCTTCGGGTCCCGGGCCGCGGAGGAGATCAACTACACGACGTTCAAGAACAACAACGTCCCGAGCATGGCGATCTCCGTCTCCAACGGGAAGTTGGACGACGAGTCCCTGGAGCGGATCGAGGAGTTTGTCGAGGCTCAGATCCAGAGCGACGACAACTACTCAAAGTTTCTCCTTCTGGAGGCGGAGCCGGTGATGGAGGGGATGCGGGATCCGGGGTCGATGAAGATCGACATCGTCCCGCTGACCAAGGAGCAGCACACGGACGCGCTCTTTGTCAACTACCAGGAGGCGAACGACGACCGGGTCCGTCGCGCTTGGCGCTTCCCGCCCATCTTCGTCGGGAAGAGTGAGGACTTCTCCGGGAAGACGATCGAGGCGTCCCGGAAGCTCGCGGACGAGCAGGTCTTCCAGCCGGAGCGGAACAAGATAGACCGCTTCTACACCCAGGATGTCTTGGTCCGGTACTTGGACGTGGTTTGGTCTACGTTCAAGTCACAGTCCCCGAACGTGACGGAGAACGCGGACCTGGTCAAGCTTCTCGCTCAGGGCGAGAAGACCGGAGGCTTGACCCCGCGGATCGCCCGGAAGTTGATCGGGCGCGTGGTCAACGAGAAGCTGGGGGAGATCGACCCGGACTTCCTCAACCCGGACCAACCGTTCTCCTTGACCCTGGCGCAGCTGATGAAGTCGGACTCCGCCACTGAGGCGGAGGGGGGTGGGGAGAGCACGAGTCAGGGGAGAGCCGGTCTTCAAGTCGGGGGACCGGACCGGGACCGCACGGAGGAACCGGCCGCGGAGGACCTCGAGGAGGCGGAGGTGGAGCGCCTCTCGGAGCAGATTCGGGAGGAGTGCCGCGCCCGCTTCGGCGGGTTCGTACCCCCCACCTTTGCGGAGGAGGAGTAGATGAACCTCCGGACCGTCCGGGGCGTAACCCCGGAGGTTCTAGCTGGGCTCTCGGACTCCGAGTTGATCACCCTTGCGGACGCCGTCTCCGGGGTCACTGGGGAGGAGTTCGTTACGAAGGGGGAGCGGGAGGACGCGGCGGAGCGGACTCTGGCACAAGAGTTAGAGGACGACTACCTCGGGGACCTCTACCCCGCCGCGGAGGCGGAGTTGGAGACCCTCCCGGAGACCGCGGTGGAGACGGAGGAGGTCGCTAGAGCGCTCCTGGGGATAGGAGAGCGGATGAACGCCCGGGACGTTACTAGAACCCGAGAAATCCTCTCCGCCGGGGTTATAGCGCTAGCAGCGCTCTCTCGTGGGACGTTACGGGAGCGGTTCCCAGAGGGGACACCCCGGACCTCCCCCTCCTTCTCTGCGCGGGACGTCTCCTCCCTGGAGCGGATCGGGGGTCAACAACTCTGGTGGATTGGGGACCTCTGGGGGGAGCACCTCTCCCGGCGGATCGCCTTGACCGTGGAGCGGGCCGCGGAGGGGATCGGACTCGGGAGGGTTCAGGTCGGGGAGATCCTCCGCGGGGTGGTCCAGAACGGGACGGGGGCTCAAGTACCGGGGACCTGGAACGGGTCCGTCGGGGGGTATTTTCAGATGCTGGCCGGTACGGTCCGGGCGCGGTCCTCCGCCACCGGGGCGATCTTCACGATGCGGGACGCGGAGTTCCTCAACTACCGGATCTCCGCGGTGATGGACGAGCGGACCTCTGAGGTCTGCCTCAGGATGGACAACCGGACATTCCGAGTCCGGGACGCGGAGCGGCAGATAGAGCGTGCGGAGGCCGCGGAGAATCCGGAGGAGTTCAAGGGGGTAGCCGGTTGGGTCAGCGCGGAGCGGGTCTCGGAGATAGCCGGGACCGGAACCGCGGCGGAGCAGTCTTCCAATCTATCGGACGCCGGATTAGCGCTTCCTCCCTACCACGGAGGATGCAGGACCGTGGTTATCGAGGAGGGGCGCGCGTGAGCAAGGAGCGAGAGATGAGCAGCGACGAGCAGAAGAAGCAGGAGGCGGTGGAGCGCGGGGCGGACCTCCTCCTCCCCCTGAACCTCGAACCCCGTCAGGTGCAGGCGTTCGAGTTTGCGGTGGACAAGTTCCGGTCCGCCGCCGCGGCGAAGAGCTGGGCGAAGAACCACGGGTTCTCCCCGAGTGAGACCCCGCGGCAGTTCCGGAAGTCCATTTGCCTCCGCGTCCGCGCGGAGGAGGAGTTCGAGGACGGGACCCTTCAGCGGTCACGGTTGACCCGGGACGTCTTCGTCACCGCGGGGGAGCCGCTCTCCCGGGAGGTTCCGGTTCAGCGGGCGGTCCCGGCGGCGGACGCCTCGAACGAAGAGAAGCGCGAGGCTCAAGCGGCGCGCTCCGAGCGTTGGGGGATCGAGGCCCTGGAGGGGAAGGGGGAGAACCTCTCCTTCCCCGCGGACGGTCCGACCTCCGAGGAGGACTACGCGGATCCCGTGAACCTGAAGTACCCGGTGGAGACGGAGGCGCGCGCCGCGAACGCGCGGGTCCGATTCAAGCAGAACGCGGACGTCTACGAGGAGGAGAAGTCGAAGGCGGTCATTCACGAGCGGATAATCCGCGCGGAACTCTCGTTCGGGATCGACCCCTCCTTCGACCCGGGCGACCCCCTGGACGCCCTCCTCCCCGCGGACCTGAAGGACCAGATCTCCAAGACGGTGAAGTTCGCCAAGCGTGGGGAGCTGATTGTCCGGAAGGCGAATGAGGGGGATCCGGAGGAGTCCGTCCGGATGTTCGGGATCGTGATGAAGCCGGAGGTCCCGGACTCGGACGGGATTGTGACCTCGAAGGAGGAGATCGAGAGCGCGAACCTGGGGTTCATGAAGGACTTCGGGATCACCGGGTTTATGCACAAGAAGGACATCTCCGAGCAGGTCTCGATCATCCAGAACGTGATCGCCCCGATCGACTTCGAGTTTCCCCTCCCGGACGGAACTACGAAGGCGATCTCGGCGGGGACTTGGTACCAGGAACTCTACTCCGAGGCCCCGGAGATCGTGGAGCGGGTTAAGGTCAAGAAGACCCTGAACGGGCTCTCCATCGGGGGGTTCGCGCAGACGGAGGAGATCACGGAGGCGGCGGAGGGGGGTGGCTTCACCCTCCGCCCGGACCTCCCGTACTCCGAGACCCAGAAGCGGGCGCTCCTGGAGCACATCAACAGAGCGGAGGGGGATCCCACCCTCGGCCGCTTTCACAACCTTCGCGTTCAGGAGGTGTCCTTGGTCGACGCCGCCGCCAACGAGGAGGACTTTTTCATCGTAAAGAGGAGGAAAGACATGGGAACTGAGAAAACTCAACCGGCGGCGGATCCTAAGACCGGGGGCGTCGCACCTGAGGAGAAGCAGCAGCAGAACGAACCTTCGACCCCCGAGCCGGAGGCACCCCCGGCCGCTCCGGAGGTGACCCCGGAGAGCAAGAGTATCGCGGAGCAAGTCGCGGAGGGCGTCTCCGCCGGGATCAAGGCCGCGATGGAGAGCGGTACCCTGGCCTCCGCTGAGAAGAGCGGCGGTTCCGAGGCCCCTACCGCCGCTCCGGAGACCCCGGAGGAAGGGCGGGAGTCGGAGGTGAAGAAGGGGATGTCGGAGATCTCTGAGGCTCTGAAGGGTATCAACCAGCGCCTTGACGCGCAGGAGGAGACCTTGAAGACGGTCACCAACGTGCAGGCCTCCGCGAAGGGTCAGGTCCCGGACGGGTCCACGACCCCGGAGCAGCCGGAGGAGAAGCCGACGAGCAAGTGGGCTGGGACCGCCGTCTCGAGGGTCTTCAGCAAGAAGTAACGGAGAATCTGTAGAGAAGCAGAGAAAACCAACCCGGAGTAGCCGGGAGAAAGATTCTGGAGGAATAGGAAATGACAAACGAGGAACTGGTTCAAAAAGCGCTCATCGCCACCGCGGACCTGGTCGCCGCGGGAAAGCTGAACGACATGCAGTCGGACATGTTCATCGACTTCGTGATCGACGTGACCGAGCTTCGCGGCTCCGTCCGGACCGTCCGCTTCCGGAACGAGAACATGGTGATCGACAAGATCGGCGTCGGTCAGCGCGTCTCCGTCCCGAAGGAGGAGGCGAAGGACCCGGGGATCCGGAGGGGCGTCCGCACCTCGAAGGTGAAGTTGACCCCGCAGGAGATCATGACTCCGTTCGAGATCTCCGACACCTTCGCGGAGCACAACATCGAGGGCGAGGAGGTCGAGGACACCGTGATGCGGCTGATGGCCACCCAGACCGCGAACGACATGGAGGAGATGATGGTCAACGGCGACGTCCTGGGTCCGGCCCGGATCGAGGACGACCTCATCGACGGGGGAGCCACGGACAAGGTGATCAAGGACTCCTTCATCGCCCTGATCGACGGCTGGCTCCGCCTGATGGACGCCGGGAACATCTACGACGCGGAGAACGCGAACATCTCCACGAAGATCTTCTCCGGGATGATCAAGAAGATGCCGGTGAAGTTCCGCCGGACCCGCCGGAACCTCCGCTTCCTGATGTCGATGGACCTGGAGCAGAACTGGCGCGAGAAGGTCTCCTCCAGGGCGACCCCGGAGGGCGACTCCGCGCTGACCACTTCCGGTCAGATCCCCGTCTTCGGCGTTCCGATGGTCCCGGTCCCGCTCCTGGAGAGCGAGCCCCGAATCGTCGAGCATGTGACCTTCGGCGCGCACCCGGACACCCAGGCGCTGCGCTACAAGCCGATCGGGGATGTCGTCTACATCACCCCGAGCAACCTGGGCAACACCCCGGTGACCCCCTACGTGGAGACCACGGACTACACCGTGGACCGTGCCAACGGGGAGATCTCGACCACCGCGGCGGGAGCCGTGGTCAGCGGGACCTTCAAGGTCACCTACCAGTCCCGGGCGCAGATCATGCTCTGCGACTACCAGAACCTGATCCTCGCGATCGGGCGGGACATCCGGATCGAGACGGACCGCGATATCTTCAAGGGGGTGAACCAGTTCGCCATCACCACGAAGATCGACGCGGAGATCGAGGAGGTCACCGCCACTGTGAAGGGCGTTAACATCGGCCTCGACTAGGAGGTGAGATAGCGGGGGCGAGAGCCCCCGCGGAAGGCGAGGCAAGATGACAACCAAGAAGAAGACGCGCAAGACCAAGGCCCCGAAGAAGAAGGTCACGAAGTCCACGCCGCCGCCGGAGGAGAAGCGTCATACGGAGGAAACTCCCAAGACGCCGGACCCGGAGGAGAAGACCCCGGCGAAGGAACCTCCAAAGGCGGAAGCTTCACCCGCGGAGAAGCAGCGGACTTTGACCTACGTGGCCACGTTGATCGAGGGGAGCACCTACACGGTGCGCGGGTTCACGTTCCAGCGGAACAGACCCGTGCCTCTGAAGGACCCCAGGCTCATCGCGGCGGCGAAGTCGAACTCGAGGTTCAAGGTCGAACTCGTCTGAGAGGAGATGGAGATGAAGAGACGAATTGTTACCCTCCGCTCCGCGCCCTCCGCAACCGTGGAGTTCCCCGAGACCGTGAAGGTTGGGAAGGAGGAGCAGAAGCTGGAGCGCAGTTGCTTCGGCGCGCTCCGGCTCTTCCCGGGACTCCCGCGCGCGGTGAGCGAGGACGAGTTGAAGTACATCGAGAAGAAGTACCCAGCCCTATTCCGACGCCTGGCGGTTCAGGACTACGTGGAGAGCAAGCGAGTAGACCTCCGCGGGGTGACGGAGTCGGACCTGGACGCCTTGGCTGAGAAGGAGGGTCTCGGGCATCTTCCCCCGCGGGAGAAGATCCGGAGGCTGAAGGAGCGGGGGAAGCTCCAGGAGTCCGGTCCGCGGAAGGTGGAACCCCTCCGCGGGAAGGGGAAGAGCACTCCGGAGAAGCCCTCCCGCGCGCCGGATAAGGCGGAGAAGAAGAAACCCCAGGGCTGACCTCTCTCCCCGTGATCTACGTCAACCTGAGCGACGGGACCGCCCTCTCCCTGGATCTCCGGACCCGGGAGGGGCGCGGGCGCTGGGAGACCCTCTTCGCGAATCCGGAGTTTCACGCCTCCGTGAGAGGGGTCTCCCTGGCGTACAACGGGACCCGAGTGGACCTCCCCCTCCCGCGGAGATTTTCATCCGTTCGCTACTCCGCGGAACTCATCTCGGACCGGGAGGGGAGCCCGGTAGCGGAGGAGATCTCCGCGGAGGCCGGGGACGTCTACCTCTCCGTGAGGATATTCTACGGGGAGGTGGGGCGTCTCCGGGTGGACTTGGATAGGCGTGGGAAGCGGCGCTTCAATCCGTCATAACGGTTCAAATTAAGTTAGCTACACCGCTAGGCTTCCCCTATGCCGTTCTCTCGGATCAGGCAGGACGAGGTACACACGCGGGGATCTCAGATAGACGACGCTCGGGACCCGGTGGATCACGACGCGAACGCGCAGACCCTCCAAGACACGCTGGACTTCGCCCTGAGTCAGATCCGAGAGATCACCGGGGAGTCCAAGTGGTTCTCCCCGGTGAGCAAGAGCCTGAAGGACGTCGAAGCGGGTCTCCCCAGCAAGTCCGGAGTCCTCATCCCGGGGAACTTCTCCGGGAACCCGAAGCGGGCGACCGTAACCTTCTCCGCTCCCTTTGGGGGGACGAACTACGCCGTGACCCTGACGGTGGAGGCAATTAACGGCAAGAGTTTTGTGGCGACGATGGAGACTAAGACCGCCGCGGGCTTCGACGTGAACCTTGGAGTGAACAACATAGCCAACGTCGTAGAGGTTGGCTGGCACGCAATAGAGAACGGAGAGACGTGATGGGCTTTCGCATCTACGCCATTGAGTTCGACGAGTTGACCGCGGATCCGGGGAGTCCCGTCGAGGGGCAAATTTGGTATCACACCACCGAGAAGAAGCTGAAGCTCTACCGGAACGGGGTTACGGACACGCTCGTGGACAACGTGACGTTCACCGCGCACTCCAACTCGACTGCGAACCCGCACACGACCACGTTGGAGCAGGCGAGGACCGCCGGGAACCAGCTCTCCGGGGACGTGGACCTGAACGGGAACGACCTCCTGAACGTGGGCGCGGTCGGGGCCGGGAACAACGCCGCCTCACAGGCGTGGACCACGGAGCAGATCAACAACAAGCTGAAGGGCCTCGACTGGCAGAACTCCGTCCTGGACAAGGATCTGGCCACGCCGCCGGGGGTTCCCTCTCTGGGTGACCGCTACATTGTGGCGGCGGTAGCCACCGGGGACTGGACCGGGAAGGAGGACCAGATCGCGGAGTGGGACGGCTCCGCGTGGGTTTTCACCGTTCCTAACGAGGGCTTCGCCTGCAAAATCGAAGACGAGAATATCTACTACTTCTACAACGGGTCCTCCTGGGGGAGCTTTGGGAACGCGGTCCAACACTCCGCGCTGATCGGTCTCGGGAACGACGATCACGCCCAATACCTCTTGGTCTCCGGAGCCCGCGCGATGACCGGGGACCTGAACATGGGGGGGAACTCCGTTTCGAACGTGAATCTCGTGGACGGGGTGGACGTGAGCGCGCACGCCGGAAGGCACGAGAGGGCCGGCGCAGACGAGATCGACGGGGATCACCTCGACATCGACTACACTCCAACGAACTACACGCCGGACACAACGCCTCCGGAAGCGGCGAACGTGGACGACTTGGCCGCGCACCTGGCCGGGATTGACAACGCTCTGGCGGCTCAGGCGCTGGACCAGAAGGCCGGTAGGATAGCGGGAGGAACCTTTGCGGGGAATCCGAAGAAGGCCACGGTGACCTTCTCTACTGCCTTCGGGGACGCGGACTACGCGGTGGTGCTGACCGCGGTGGCGCAGAACAATAAGACGTTCGCTCCCGCGGTGGAATCCCAGGTGGCGGGGTCCTTCGTCGTAAACATGGGGAGCAACAACGTGACGGACCTCCTCTACCTGAACTGGATCGCGATGAAGAGCGGGGAGAGCAGCTAACGTGGCTCTGCGCGTAGATAGCGTCAACATGAACGAGGTGACGACGGATCCCGCGTCTCCGGAGAACGGAGACGTGTGGCTCAACTCCGCGGCCGGGGTGATCCGCGCTCGCGTCGGGGGATTGACGAAGGCGGTCAACTCGAAGACACTGGAGCTTTCGTTCTGGAGCGAGCTGTCTCCGTGGATAGAGATAGCAAGTATTTCCCCCGTAGTCGTGGCGCGCTTTGTCTTCCACGGTTCAGACTTCATGGGGCCTATCTGCGCGATCATGGCGCTGATTGAGAACGACTCCGGCGCTACGACGCAGGTGGGGATTTACGACCTGACGAACGCGAATCAGATCTGCCAGGCAAGCAGCGCCGCGAACGTTCCTACGATTCTGGACCTCGGTACGCCGAGCAACGTGCCGACGGGGGAGTCGATCTTCGAGGTGCAGGTTGCCAGGACCGCGGGCCTCGGCGGAAACAAGGCCAAGATTGGATCTCTGAGCGTGTGTTTCTAGGCTAGGAGTTATCGATGGGTAACATCTGCAAGTGGCGCGTGAGGTGTGAGACGGACTCGAAGTTCGTCTACGCGTGGAGTGCTGAGAAGCCGACGGAGTGTCCGGAAGACGCTGCGCACTCCATCGACTCGAACGCAACCGTCGCGGTGAAACTGCGGCAGAAGTTGAACGTGATCACAGATCCATCGATGGAGGCCGTGCTTCCTGGCGCAGCGATCGTGGTCGCAAACGGGCGACCGGCGCTTGAGGTGCAGGCTGGAGATACTGGCTGGGGCGCAATTCAGGCGCGCTGGCCGCATCCGAACCTGAACGTCGCCAAGCTGTGCGTTTGCCTGAAGTTCATCCTCAAAGCCACGGGAACGGGTACGGTTGCGCGGATTGCGGCGAGAGCAAAAGCGGAGGGAGCGGGGGACGACTCCTCAGCGGATTGGGCGGACACGCAGTATCTCGACGTGCCTGTTTCCCACACCACGTTGGGGGAGGTTTTCGAGGGTACAGTGCAACTCGACGCGTCAGATTTCGACGAGGACGACGCTTTGGCTCTGCAGATTGGGCGGGACGGTTCACACGTAAACGACACGCTGGATCAGGCGCTCCAAATAATTGGGGTGAAAGCGGAGGCCTTCTGATGCCAGGAAACGAGACCGTAATCAAGAGCCCGCGAGCTTTCCTTCCGACCTCTTGGTTCGCCGTGAACCTCACGGCTGGGGAGACTACCGGCGTCGAGATGAGTATGACCGGGCTCCCGTTCACCGCGATTCCGCTACCGAGTCAGTGCTCCCTCGTAGCGGTGGGGATAGTCCTCAGCGCGCCGGTAACCGTCGGACTGATCCGTTTCGAACTGACGAAGAACGGGGTCGGGACCGGGAAGACGGTGGACGTGAATTCTACGACCGGCGTAAAGCGGATTTGGGAATTCAAACCCGGGGAGCTGGTTGGAGATAAAGGGGACGAGATTGGCGTGAAGTGGGGTAGCAGCGGATCCTTGCTTCCGAGTGGCAGCATCGACGCAGTTGTTTTCCTGGAAGTGCAGGACGCGTAGGTGGAGAAGTTTGTCCAAGCGGTGGGGGTGATTGACGGGGTGAATCGAGATTTCTCCACTCAGACCCCCTACGTTTCACTCACGTTGCGGGTTCTCCGGAACGGGTTGGTGGTGAAACGGGAGTTGGAGGACGGGTTCCTGGAGATCTCCTCTAGCGAGTTCCAGATGAAGCGGGCTCCGGTTCTCGGGGACACTCTCTTCACCTTCTACGAGGAGGCCTGATGAGCGGTAGGATCGACGAGGCGGTAGGGGTGATCGATGGATCGAACTTAGATTTCTCCACTCCTGATCCCTACGTGGCGGGGACATTAGTTGTCTTCCTCAACGGTCGTCAACTAACGGCGGCTCGAGATAACGGGTGGGTCGAAGTTGACCCGGACGCCGGGACCTTCCGGATGAAGATCCCCCCAAAAGCGGCGCTCCCCGGGGTGGTGGAGGACGGAGGAGACACGCTCTTCGCCTACTACAGGACGGAGGAGAGCGTGGGTGGGGCGGACGGCGGGGTTCCCCTGATGACCGGCGCGGAATTGGTTAGACCTATAGCGGCGGGGGCGGTAGAGTTGAGACCCGAGATGATCAGCGCGGAGGAGGAGTAGACATGAGCGTAATTAAAGTATCCTTCACCGTGGCGAAGTTGAGCAACGTCCTCAGTCTTTTCGACGTGGTCAAGGTCTACCGCTCCACCACTGGGGTGGGGGGACCGTACTCTGAGATCACCACTCCGGCGACCCGGATCCCGCTGCTGGCGGGGCAGTCCGTCTACGTCTACGACGACGTGGCGGGGGATCCGGCCTACTACTACAAGACGAGCTACTACAACTCCGTCAACTTCCTGGAGAGTTCCCTCTCCGAGGCGATCCTGGGGAGTGCCTCCAACTATTACGTCTCGGTGGATGAGATCCGGGCGGAGGGGGTCCTGGTGTCGGTGGCGGACGACGCCCGGGTACTGAGCCTGATTAAGACCTGGCAGGCGTTCATCGAGCGGGTGACTCGGCAGTGGTTCGTTCCCCGGGCCGGAACCTGGGAGGTGGACGGGAGCGGCTCCACTCTGATGCAGCTCCCGGTTCCCATAGTCTCCGTCACCGCCCTCTACGTCAACTCCGATTTCGAGACCGCGCTTCCCGCGGACGAGTACGAGGTTTACAACGGGCGGGGGGAGGACGGGGGACGGGACGACCGGAAGAACCCGCGGATCAAGTTGGTCACTGGGGAGACCTCAATCTTCACCGGGACGGGACCTCTCCGGAACCGGCAGGTGGTCTTCGAGATCGGGGAGAAGAACCACCGGATCGTGGGGTCCTTCGGCTACGTGGAGGCGGACGGGACTACGCCGGAGCCCATCAAGTACGCGCTTCGAAAGCTGGTGGTTCGCTCCTCCACCCCAATGGCGGGTGTCAACGGAGGAGGAGCGGGTCCGGCGGGGCCGGTAATCGAGGAGGAGACGGATAGACACCGGAAGCGCTGGGCGGATCCCCTCGTGGGTTCCAAGGCGTTCTCCACCACGGGGGACCTGGAGTTGGACCAGATCCTGGCGCTCTACAAGTCCCCCTTCTCTATCAAGGCCCCGCGGACGATGTGGAGGCGACTCACCGGAGGGGCGGTACTCTGATGCTCCCCAATCTAATTCACCCAATCCCAATCAAGATCCAGCGGGTGAACCCCGGGGTAACGGTGATAGACCCGGTGGCGCGGGAGCCGGTCCGGCAGCTCTGGAAGGCGGGGCAGGGTCCGGGGACCGGAACGGTCACGGAGTTGGTGGCTCAGGTCAACTGGAACCAAGGGCACGTGGCGAAGCCGAAGTTCCACCCGGGGGGTCCGGAGGAGGAGAGCATGGGTTACATCCTCTTCCGGGTCTTCGACTTACTGACAGCGGGAGTAGCCACGGACAACGGGGACGGGACCGTGGAGGTCGGGATCGTTCGCGGGGACCGGATAGTCCAGATCGGGATCCGTCAGACGAACCTCTACGTTCTCTTCTTCCGGGACGTGGCGGGGTACCCGGACCAGGGAGGGACAACCCTCCTGGAGGCGGACTTCTCCGACCGTCAACCGAGTTCGGTTCCGGGGTAGCGCGGTGGGCTTCAAGCTGAGGTTCAACCGGGGGTGGGGGAAGTTCATCTCCTACTTCTCGGAGCGGCGGAGACGGGACCTCCTATACAGAGAAACTCAACGGAAAGTGAAGGAGCAGCTGGTCCTCCTCCGCCGGGACATTGTTCAGTACGTTCAAGACGAGCGGCACGGGGTGGAGAACTCCCCGTTAACCATCTTGACCAAGGGTAGCTCCAAGCCGCTGGTGGACCGGGGGGACCTCCGGCAGGGGATCAGCGAGGAGACGGCGGTCAAACCTCGGGGGGTGGACGGGGCGGTCGGGGTCCTCCGGAGCAAGCGGAGTTCGGACGGTCAGAAGCTCTGGAACGTGGCGGCGGCGCTCCACGAGGGGTACACGGTGAGGGTCACCCCTAAGGTTAGAGCGGCGGTCTTCGCGGAGATGCGGAAGCGCCGTGGGCGGAGGGTGGAGGTCCCTAGCAGTGGAGCGGCTGGTGCCTCAACTTGGAAAGTCAGGGGGAGACCGTTCATTCAAGTCCCGTTCGACGACGCGGAGGAACGCATTAAAATGGCCCTGGGGGACGGGGTCCGCCTTACGCTTATGAGGGAATGAGCTATGAGTCCCGCGTTATAACGGAGATCTGGTGGGAACCCGGGCAGGGGTTCGACCCGCGGACGGAGACCGTCTTCTCCGACGCCTCGAAGGTCCGTCTGGATCCGGCGGACTTCAAGCTGAAGCTGAAGCTCCAGTCAAATTCCCGCTACCCCGTAGACCCGAATCTCTCCGCGCGCTCCAAAACCTACAGACCCGCGGCGGTGAGGCAGCTCCTCATGCTGCAGTTGAACGCGGTCACCCCGGAGGATGAGGACGGAAACGCGGTCACCTCCGTGGGTCTCCGGCTTTACGACGGGACGGACGAGCGGTTCTGGGACGGGGGAGCCTGGTCTCCCGCGGGACCGGGGGACTGGAACACGGAGGCGGAGGTCAACCAGAACATCGCGGCGTTCGACGTCCTGACCTCCCGGGAGTTCGCGGTGGTCCTGAACCTCTCCACCTCGGACGATCGGTTCACGCCGGAGGTGGAGTCCGTCTTCGTTCTCTGGAGGGGTCCGGTGGATTGGACTCAGGATGTCCTCATAGACTCCCTGACCGCGACGGTACAGGAGGAGGCGGTTTATCCGGTGGACTTCGCGCTCCCGCCCCTGGAGGCGGACTCCTCCGTCCTGAACCTCTCCGCTTACCAGGTGGAGGCCAACCTCCAGGTCTCCGGCGCGGAGGCGGTCTTTGACTACGACTCCGACCCGAACCTCTTGAGCAACCTCTTCGCCTCCTACAACCCGGGGACCGGGGACGTAACTTTGAGTTCTCCTATATTGGCTGGAAACCGCCCTTATCTCAGGCTCTTGTGTAAAGCCAGCGTGGCGTGGGATACGAATCAGGACTTCCAGGAGGTGGGGAGACTCCCCCAGGTGGTGCTCCGGGACGCGGAGGCGATGACCTCATCTCCGTACCCGTCCAGATCCCGCTCCGCTATCTTGCGGAAGGATACGAATGAGGCGGTGGTAACCCCCGCCCCCTATCGGATGACGTACAACGTGACGATGGAAGTGAGAACGGACAGGAGCAGGGAGCAAGCGCGGGTGATGGACTCGCTGAGTACCCTCTTGTTTGCGGGACCCTCCTCTGAGGTCGGACCCTTTCTCCGGAGTCGCGCCACGGATCGAAGGTACCGCCTCTGGTTAACTCAGGAGTTCCGTGCGGAGGCCCCGGACCTGAAGATTGCGGACGTTCGTTCCTATCGTGCGGAGTTCCGACTCGTAGACGTTGCGCTGAATCTCAAACCGGCGGTGGATACCTTCGGGATCACCGCCTTCAAGGCAGGATTTTCCGCGGTATCCTCGCAGGCCGATGAAGCCGCTAAGTTGGCGAACGCTCCGGTGAAGCCCACCGAGGCGGAGGTCGTCGAGGTGAACTGAATCCCCAGAGGAGGAAGAGAATGACAGTTCGCAGATTCGGACCAGTACAGGGCGCTGGAGTGGCTTTGGAGGAAGAGCAGGGAGACCGCCAAATCATCCCCGCGCCGCTCGGGGTCACCCTCATGGTGGGGGAGTTTCCCAAGGGTCCGGTTGCCACTCCGGGGTTCCCCGCCGGGAAGATCGATTACAGGAAGCGTTACGGGAAGCGGAGGTTGGAGAACTCCGAAGCCCCGACCGCTGCTTTCGACTTCTACAAGCTGGGGCGTGGGACGGGGGAGTTGATCCCCTGGCGTGTGACCGCGGGGGACGAGGCGAAGGCTTGGATGTACCTCTACACCCGGCAGGGGAGCGCGGCGTCTCCTGCTTCCGGAAGGAAGATCCTGGGACGTCTCTTCGCCAAGAACGGTGGGATCTGGGGCGGGCAACGGGACGTCCACGTGGACGAGATCACCGGAGCCGGGGACCTGACGGAGACCTCCCTGGACACCGGGGACACGATGATCGAGAACGAGTGGGCGGGTGGGACCCTTCAGCTGAAGAAGGTCAGCACCAAGACCTACCGGATACTCGGGAATACCGCCGCCGGGGTAGTTCAGCTCGAGGCGGACCAGACGGTCCTCACTGACTGGAACGCCGGGGTCGGGACACCCGCGAACCGCTACGTCCTCTCCCGAGAGAACGTGGATCGCCTCGGGACGGACCAACACCTCGCGGTGGAGGTACGGGACGGGATCGAAAACCCCAGCACGGAGTTCGGGATCTACGTCTACGAGGACAACGCGCTGGTCAAGCGCTGGGAGAACCTGAACACAGATCCCACGAAGGCGAACTACTGGGAGAAGGTGATCAACGACGACAAGGGGAACTTCTGGGTGGAGGCGGAGGACGACTACGTGGGGGACAAGACGGTGGCGACGGTCCGTCCCGCCAACTTCTACGGGGTCTCCAAGACCCTGACCTCCTTGACTCTGACCCTCCCGGATCCGGACGTGACTATCGACTCCCCGGGGGCGGCGGATCCGACGGTGGCAATTGGTTCCCTCGGTTCCCTCGTCCTCTCCCAGGTGATCACCGGGACGGTGGAGAACGGCGGGGCGGACATCCGCTGGACCACTACCCTCGGTCCCCTGGAGGTGGTGCAGGCGGCTTTCACCGGGGTGGCGACGGACCTCGGGGAGGAACTCCTCTCCGTGACCGTGACCAACGGGGGAACCGCTCTCTCGGACGGGGACAAGATCGTCATCGACGTCAACGTCATGGTTCCGGACGAGGCGAAGGGTGGGAAGGTCTGGCCGGACAAGGTCAACGAGCCAAACCTCTCCTTCCCGATCGACAGCAACACCCGGACGAGCGTCTCAGTCCGGACCGGCGTGGACCTGACGGACGGCGGAAGCATCTCAGCCGGGGAGGAGTTCATGCTCCAGTACCGGCAGGAGTTCGGGGGCGGTCACAACGGATCCGCGGTCACGGACTCGGACTACCTGGCGGCGTTCGACGCGGTGACCTCCACCATCAACAAGCTCTTCGGGAAGAACAAGGGCCTGGTGAAGATGGCGGTCCCGGGGGTCACCTCCTCCGTAGTGGTGAAGGCGGGCTTGGAGTACGCCGCGGCGCGGAACTACCAGTTCGGTTACGAGATCCCGGCCTCCATCCTCGCGGAGGCGGAGGCGGTGGACCACGTCAACTCCACGATCGGTCGCTCGGACTACGGGTTCACCTACTTCCCGAGCTTCGGTTCGGTCCTGGACCCGGACGCAACTCCGGGGGCGACGGACGTCCCGCTGAAGCAGCAGACGCTCCTCGGGATGATCCTGGGGCGGCACGCCCTGACCGCCTACAACTTCGACGGGTATCACAAGGCCCCGGCGGACATCGAGACCACCCTCCCGGACGTCCTGGAGCTGACGACCGGGGACGAGGAGACGGCGGTCGCCCTGAACGAGGAGGTCCTGAACCCGCAGGGCTGCAACGTGGTGAAGTTCCGCCAGGGTGTGGTCATTGTCTTCGGGGATCGGACCACCTCCCCGACCGCGGAGTGGAAGTGGCTGCATCAGCGTTCCCAGATGAGCCACTACGAGAACCTCCTCCGGGAGAACTACGATTGGATCGTCTTCGCCATCAACGACCGGACCGCCTGGGAGCGGGTCGGTTCCTCGATCCGGGAGTACTTCTTCGCGGAGTGGGTGAAGGGCGCTCTTCGCGGGGAGACCTTCGAGAAGGCCTTCTCCCTGAAGATCGACGAGGAGAACAACACGGACGCGACGGCGGCGGCGGGGGACCTGAACGCGGAGATCCGCCTCAGACTCGCGGAGACCGTGGAGCGGTTCAAGATCGTGATCGGGAAGGCGGGCATCTTCGACAGCGTCGAGTAGGACTCGGCGGTTTTGTAACTCAACTAACCTTTTTCTAGGAGGACGTTATGAGCAGCGGAGTATCAAGGAACATCAGCGGGTCCTACGTGGGGACCGGTGTGGCGCAGAACATCGAACTCGACAAGGTGGGCTTCGAGCCCAAGCGGGTCCGGATCTACCGGATGGCGGCGGGCGCTTACGACGTCGCGGAGCACCTGAAGGGGATGGACGACGACTCCTTCCTCAAGACCAACGGCGCGGACGGCGTCCGCTCCCTGGTGGCGTCGGAGGGCGTGACCCTGCTGGATACCGGCTTCTCCGTGGGGACGGACGACTCGGTCAACAACGCGGGGGACACCTTCCGGTACTTCTGCGAGGAGTAAGCCCGGAGGATCTCGCGTAACCCGAACTGACCTCCGGTCAACCGGAGCTGGAAGGAGACGATTCCTATGAAGATGACCCTGTTGCCGGATCATATCCCGGTCAACGACTTCGAACTCATCGTTCCCGGTGGACCCCCCATCCTGAACTTCATCACGATGGACGGGTTCGAGAACGAGTTGGAGACCGTCGACCTCCCGGACCGGACAACCGCGAGCGGGGGGAACACGAAGCCAATTGAGTTTCCCGCCACGCACCCGAAGCATCACACCGCGGAGGACGTATTCCTCCACGCGTGGCATCAGCAGTCGGTTGCGGCTCTCCCGGGGTACAAGAAGGCCTGCACTCTGCTCATCCGTTCGGTCTCTGGGCTCAACGTCCGATCCTACAACCTGCTGGGGATGTACCCCTTCAAGTGGAAGATCGCGGACAAGGACAGTGAGAACGAGGGCGAGATGGACGTCACGGAGTGGACGTTCAAGGCGGACCTTCCCATCGCGCTCTAGCCGGAGGGCGCGGAAGCGCCGCCAACAGGCCGGAAACCCCGGCACCTGGGGCGGGCGCGTACCCCCCGACTAGGTAAACCCTCACAAGGGCGAAGAGCCCACTTGGAGGAGTCAACTCAATGAGCAACGTAGAAGAGAAACTGGAACCCGGAGCGGACGCGGAGCGGCGCGTCCTGGACCCGATCCTAGGGGAGATCCCCCCGGACCTTTTGAAGCTGGACGCGGAGGAGGACGCGGAGGACGCGGAGAAGCTCCCCACTCTAGCGGAGGTGGGGAGGGTTCTTCCGATCGGGTTCGAGGACCAGAACGGGGAGCGCCACCGGGACTTTGAATTGGTGGAGTGGAACTGGGACCTGGAGGAGGCCCTCGGGGAACTGGCGGAGAACGAGTCAGAGATGCTCCTGAACCAGTACGTCTCGGAGCTGATCGGTCACGGGGTGAAGCGGATCGGGAGCGTGGACTTCTCCAAACTGAAGCGGAGTCAGCGCCGGACCCTGGTCCGGAACCTCTACTTCGCGGACGCCCTCTACCTCTACGTCTGGATCCGCATCGCCGCCCTGGGACACGGGCTCAAGTTCGAGCCCTTCAAGCACTGCCGGGGCAAGTACATCGAGCGCTACGTCGGGGACCTCCGGACCCTGGAGGTCCGGACGTTCGACGAGGGGGTTCCGACCCGGGAGGTGAAGCTGGAGCACGGGGTTCAGTACGCCGGGAAGCGGTTGACGGACTTCACGGTGGGGCCGATCCGCTGGGCGTTCATGGAGACGGACGACCCGGGACAGTTGACGAACCAGGCCAAGTACAAGAAGGCGGTCCTCCGTCAGGGAGTCGTGGGTTTGAAGGGCGCGCCGGAGGGTCCGGTCTACCTGACGCGGGAGCACCTCCGGAGTATGAAGCCGCGGGAGATCGACCGCCTCGTGGACGAGATCGACCAGTCCAACGGGGGTCTCGTGATGGAGGTCCGGGACAGATGCCCGCACTGCAAGAAGGAGTTTCGCCACCCGATCAACTGGAGACACGACGCTTTTTTCGCGCCGTCCTCCCACTGACCAGTAGGAACCAGCTCTGGGAGGAGGAGTTTGCGATAGTTCTCGGTTCGGAGGGGGCCTACTCCCCGGCGGACGTTCGGGAGATGACCCCGGAGAAGCGTATTTGGGTGCTACGGAGGATCGGGGACCTGGGGAAGAAGCGGAGGGAGGCGGCTAAGAAGAAGGGGTTCTAGAACCCCGGGAGGAGCGGTAGATGAAGAAGTTCGGGATCGCGGCGTACCTCTCCTTCGTGGACAAGGGAGCCACCGCGGCTATGGGCCGGGTAGGCCGTGCCGCGACCGTCCTCCAGAGTCGCTTTCGCGGGATAGGAACGGGGGTCTCCCAGGTCGGGACCGGGATGACCGGGTTGGCGATGACCCTGGCTCCCGCCGCCGCTGGACTCGGCCTAATGGCCAAGAAGGGGGCGGACTTCCAGCAGAGCGTGGCAAACCTCCGCGCCGTGACCCTGGACGTCACAAACAGCACCACCCCGGCGCTTCGGAGCCTGGCTAAGACGCTCGGGGCGACCACGGTCTTCTCCGCGACTCAGTCCGCGAACGCGATGACGGAGTTAGCGCGCGCCGGTCTGGACACCCAGCAGATCATGGGGGCGGTTCGGGGCACCCTGGACGCGGCAGCGGCGGAGGGGATCGACCTCGCGTCCGCGGCTCGGATGGTCTCCTCGAACATGAAGGCGTTCAACATGGACGCTTCGGAGGCCTCCAAGATCGCCGGGATGCTCGCGCTCGCCTCCGCCCGTACCAACACGAACATGACCCTGCTTCAGGAGTCCCTGAAGCTCGCCGCCCCCGCCGTGAAGGACTTGAAGATCCCGATGGCGGACACCGTGGCGCTCGTGGGGGCGATGGCGGACATCGGTCTGCGCGGGACGCTGGGAGCTACGGGGCTCCGGGCCGCGGTGGGTAAGCTCCTGAACCCCACGAAGGACGCCCGGAAGGCGATGTCCGCGATGGGGGTCTCCTTCGCGAAGGTCCAGGAGATGCTGGACCGGAAGGACTTGGCGGGGGTCTTCAAGATGGTGATGACCCAGCTCCGGGGGATCCCCAGCAACTCGAAGCGGGCGGCGCTGGCGGTGCGCCTCTTCGGGATCCGCGGTCGCTCGATGGTGGCGGCGATGGACCTCTCCGACACCGCGATGAAGCGGTTCAACGTCACGCTGGAGAAGCTCCGTAAGGAGACCGGGCAGACCGCGACGGACATGAAGAACATCCAGCTGAACACCCTCCGCGGTCAGGTGACGCTCCTCTCCTCCGCATTCGAGGGTCTCTCCATCGAGATCTTCGACGCCTTCTCCACGGAGATACGGAGCGGGGTTGAGTCGTTGGGAAGTGGGATCCAAAACGTGGCGCTGGCGTTGCGGGTTATGAGCGGGGAGAAGATAATCGACCCGGACGCGGCGAAGCGGGTCAAGGAGATGAGTCCGGTCTTCTTCGAGATTGCTAGGGGGATCAGGGAGGGACTTGGGGAGGTTAAGTCCGCGATCCGGAGCGTGGGGGAGTCCGTCGGGTGGTTGGGGGAGAAGTTCGGTCTAACCGGGGATGGGAGCGCGCAGAGCACGGCGCGGATAATCACCAAGGTGACCCTACTCGCGGCGGCGTTCGCTCCGGTGGCGCTGGCTATCGGTGGGGTGACCCGTCTCTTCGTCTCCCTAGGACAGGTGGCGGCGGGGACCGCGAAGATCGTGGGGAACACCTTGGCGCTCGCCGCGAAGGGGGCCGGGGGACTCCTTGGGGTTGTGGGGAAGCGGGTCCCGAAGCTGGGGGCGTTCCTCGGGAAGTTCGGCGGACTCCTCGGGAAGGCGGGGCGTTTGACAGAGCAGGTCACGGCGCAGCCGGTCCGCGTGGTGAACTTTGGGGAGATGGGAATGGGGACCGCGGCGGCGAAGGTCCTCCCGGGGACCTCCTCCGGGGCGCGGGAGCTGGAGTTGGCAGGGAGTAAGGTGAAGGGGGTCCTCTCCAGGTTCGGGACCGCGGTCAACGGGGTGACCTCCAAGCTGGGTCAGTTCGGACTCCTGGGGGCCGCGGCCGGGTTGGGGGTGGCGATCGGGACTCTGATAGACCGGATGACCGGGGCGTCCGATAAGATCTCGGACGCGGCGATGGAAGTCCGGAACTCCATCTCCAAGCCCGCTCAGGACGCCGCGAACTCGATGACTCGGACCCTGATAGCGGCGGAGTCCATCGAGAAGGCGGTGGCGTTGAGCAGGAGAGGGATCAAGACGGTGGGCGTAGCGGGGACCGACAAGCGGGTGGGGTTAGACCGGGCGGCGGTCCAGGCGCGTATCGTGGAGGGCTTTCGCCGGAACAACTTGACTCAGAAGCAGATAGCGCTGCAGCTCACGCGCCTCCAGCCATTCCTAGCGCGTCTACCCGCCGCTCCCACCGGGGTGAAGGTGAGCAAGCCGAAGGTGGCGCGGGACGCCATGATCGAGCGCGGGGGGCTGATCCCGGTCTCCGCCGGGGACGTGGTCCTGGACCGCGCCAGCCTGGCCAGGGCGGTCGTTTCCCAGATGAGGGGTGGCCTAGTACCCCGCGCCGTTTCGGAGGCCACCGCGGGCGGATCCGGGGCTCCTAGGGGGTCCGGGGGTGGGGAGACGGTGGTAGCGGTGCCGGTCTCCATAGACGGGCGGGAAGTGGCGCGCGCCGTCGCCCGGGTGAAGCTGGACGAGCTGGAGCGGAGCGGGGCGCAGATGAGGCCCGGGGATCGAACCAACCTGCTGGAGCGCGGCTTCGAGGGGGTGAAATGACCGCTGGAATCGGGGGGCACGGGAAGAACCAGAAGCTCTGGAGCCTCTGGGACCAGGACCGGGACGAGGTGATCTACGGTCAGTTCACGGCGGAGGGGGTCCAACGGTTTCTGGGGGCCAACATCGCGCAGTCCTCCACGATGAACTCCCAGTACCCGATCCTCCAGTGGGTCTCCGGGGACCTTGAGGAGATCTCCTTCGACGCCAGACTCTGGGCGAACGACGCGGGGGACTTCACGGTAGAGCAGCGTTTGGACCGCCTGGAGGATCTGATCCGCCGGAACTCGGACCTGGAGCGCCCGCCGGTCTGCACCTTTGGCTGGGGGGACGTTGCCTCCCTGGTCGTGGACTGCCTGGTTCGCTCAATGAGCGAGGGGTTCGACGAGGTGCGGGACGATGGGACCCTCCGCGGCGTCTCCATTCGGATCTCCCTCGCGCGGTACGAGGCGGTGGAGTTCTCCCCCACGGACTCCTCTCTCCCGGAGCGGATGACCCGGATCCGGCGCGCCCGGAAGGGGGACACCTACGAGCGGATCGCCCTCCTGGAGTACGGAGATCCGGAGCTGGGGGTCCTCCTCCGGCAGCTGAACCCCCGCCTCCCCGGGATGCCCCTCGCGGACCTGAACCCGAAGGACCCGGTCCACGTCTACCCGGAGGACTTCCTCCTGAGCAAGCCGATAGAGCCGGAGTTCCACGCGTTCAAGAGCGGGCCGGGGTACGAGGCGGCGGAGGAGCGGCGGCGGGAGATCTTCGACGCGCGGGGCGGGGACACCTACTCCACGATCTACCCGAGGAGCGGCTAGGATGACCTCCCTGGAGTTCGACAGGAAGGACTGGGAGGCGCTCCACGAGTTCATCTCGGCGGCGAACGAGGCCCGTTTGGTTATAAAGCGGGCGTGTGACAAGGGGAAGCAGCAGATCTCGACGAATCAGGAGGCGATCCAGAACCTCCTGAACCAGGACATCCCTCCCGCGGTCTGGCTCAAGCTCGGGGGGATCCTCTCAGACCGCTTGAAGGGGGACTAGGATGCGGAAGGTAAACGTCGATCACCTCGCTCCGCGCTACTTGATTCGAGTAGAGGGTACGAAGCTGAAGGCGGACGTTACCCAGTTCATCCGGGGGGTGGAGTACCACGAGGACGAGGACTCCGCCTCCCGAATCTCCCTGACCGTAGCAAACCCTCGGTTTCGATTCCTAGAGTCCAAGATCTTCGCGGAGGGGAACCGGGTGGACCTCTGGATGGGTTACGTGGGGAGACCGCTCCGTTTCCAGAACCGCGGGATCATCGTCCGCCCCAACCCTCTCTTCCCCCGCGGGGGAATGCCCGTCTTGAACGTGGTCGCCCACGACGTCTCCCGGAAGTTGATGGAACCCGGGGAGGGGGATAAGGGGAAGCTGTACCGGAAGAAGCGGGACTCGGATATTGCCTCTGAAATCTTCCGGGAGATCGAGGCGGCTCCCTTCGTTTACGAGACCCGGGCGATTCAAACCCGGGTTCGGAAGCGGGGAGTCTCGAAGTGGGAGTTCCTCCGCCGGTTGGCAAGGCTCCACAACTTCGTGGTCTTCACGCGCTACGACCCGACGCGGAACGTCACCTACGGGTTCTTCGGACCCCCGGATCAGGAGGACCAGCCGCGGAAGTACTCCTTCGTCTACGGGTCCGGGGAGCCGGACGCGACCTGCCTGGAGTTCTACCCGGACCTCTCTCTGGCGTCCCAGGAGACGGAGTTGACGCTGGTCTACACGGACCCGAAGAAGCGGAAGACCTACTCCCTCCAGTTGAAGGTCCGGGGGAAGACCGCGGAGGTGACCAAGTTCTCCGGGGTCTCCGGGACTCGGGAACTGAAGAAGGAGATCCGGAACGGGACGGAGGTCCAGTTGACCGTCTTCGGGCAGCGGGCGGAGGTCGTCCCGGGGAAGCGGTTCTCCTCCGTCCGGGAGGCCAAGCGTTGGGCCGCGGCGTGGTGGGCGCGCCGGGAGTCCGAGTTCGCCTTCGCCACCGGCACCGTTCTAGGGGAGGCGGACCTCCGCCGCGGACAGGTCCACGCGTTCAGAGGACTGGGGAATCGCCTCTCAGGGGACTGGCAGTTGACTAGCGTCACCCAGCGTCAAGACGGGCGAAGCCTCTTCGAGTCCTCCTTCTCCGCGCGGAAGGTGGTACTGGCCAGCGTGGTGGGGGCACCGGACTCCGTGAGCAACGTCCGGAGGGAGGAGGCGGCGCAGTGAAGCGGGAACTCCAGTTGGGTACGGTCTTGGACTCCGCGGATCCCTCCGCTCAGGGTGGGGCGCAGCTGCAGATAAACGAGATCCTGGACGGTGCGGCGCTGGACCTCCCGGACTTCGTCCCCGGACGCTACCCCTTCGCGGGGAACGGGGAGGGCTTCTACTACGCGCCCCAGAGAGGGGCGCTCCTGGAGGTGGAGGTCGAGGAGGACCCGGAGGACGCGGTGGAGGAGTTGTCCCCCCGCTGGGTCGGGATGCTCTACTCTGACGAGGACCAGATCCCGGCGGAGTTTCGGAGCGACCCGGTGAATCGCGGGGGAATCAAGTTTGGGGAGGAGGTCTTCCTCCAGGACAAGGTGAAGGCGTTGACGGCGCTCATCTCCGCGGCGCTCCGCCTAGGGGAGGAAGGTGCGACGGAGGCGGTGATGAGGGGGGACGCCTGGAACTCCGCTTGGGACACCTGGGTCTCCGCCCTGGATCAGTACCTTAGCGCGGAGGTCACGTGCGCCAACATAACGGCTACGAACTTCCAGGCCCTGGCGACGGCGTCCGCGGTCCCACCCCTAACGCCCCTCCAACCTCTCTTCCAGGCGTTGGCCACCGCTTGGACGAACTTCGGGGCGGCTATCCCGGGGTTCCAGACCGCGACCTCGACCCGGAAGGGACAGAAGCAGACGTGGCTCTCAACCAAGGTGAAGACGGAGTAGAGTATGGCTAGAGGGATGGCAATTCCGGTGAGAACGAATCGGCGGGGCGGAGCCTTCCTGATAGAGGCGTCCCGCTACCTCCGGCAGGTGGTCTTCTACGGATTGACCCCAAACTTGAATATGAACCCGTTCCAGGCCGGGGGTGGCGTGGAGATTGGGATCTCCGAGCGGGTGATCTTCTCCAACCTGACCCCAGTGGCGCGGAGTCTGGCGCGCCGGGGGATAGGTCGGTTCTTCGCCAGGTTGAGGGCGGAGGACATCGCCCGCCTCGTACCCGGTGCGGAGGGTCTCTCCTTCGAGGACGCGGACGGGGAGCTGATCGCAAACGTCCGGTACCTGGATCTCGAGGCGGACGAGGAGAACGTGGTGAGGACCAACATGATCGGGGCGTTGGGGGGAACCGCTCCGAACAACACCAACCTCTCGGAGGGTTAGCGGCATGAGCACGAGCACAATCGTCGTACCGGACTTCCAGTTCTCCGGTTTCTACTACGGGGAGATCGTCCGGAGGATCCGGATCTTCAACCGGATCAACGCGCCGGAGATCACCGCGGAGGTCCCGGAGGAACCGTTTATCCAGCTGGAGCGGACCTTCGGCTTGGTGGGGCACTACTGCAACGTCCTCCTGGACCTCGCGGCAAACGAGGTCCTCCTACCGACCGCAAAGCTTCAGGACTCCGTTCGTCTCCTTCTGGCGCTGATAGACTACCAAATCAAGGACTACGCTCCCGCCTCCGTGGAGCTTCTCCTGAAGTTGGCCCAGGTCCCGACTTCTTTAGTTCCTGTTCTAGAGGAGGACTCTCTCTTCGAGACGGAGCGGAACGATGACGGGGAGACCGTCCCCTTCGAGGTCGCGGACGCCGTCTCCGTGGGTCCCTCCAACGTCCTGGACGGGGTCTTCGGACTCCAGCTGGACCGGCAGGGTGCGGATGGCGCTACGGTAGTGGGAGACCCGACGGTCCTCCAGTCTGGAGCAATGGCGGTAACCGCCGCGGACCTGAACGCGGAACTGGAGTTGACGGGGAGCGTCCTGGGTAACAACGGGACGTTCAAGATTTCGGAGGTGATAACCACCGGGGCGACCTCTCGGATCCGTCTCTCCGCCACGTTGGGCGGGGAGGAGCCGCTCTTCCTCTTCGAGACCGGGTTGACCTGGAAGATCCGGAAGTTCACCGCAAACGGGGCTAGCGACGTGAACACCGGCGGGGTTCCGTACTTCACTCCCTGGACCGGGCGCGTAGCGGGGGACAAGCTCTATGTCGGCTCCAGCTGGGTGTTGTGGACCAAGTTGGAGTTGGCGTTCCGGACCCTCGGGGCTAACATGACCGGGGTCTGGGAGTACTACGACCCGGACCTCTCGGACGAGACCCCGGACTCCGTCTCAAATCAGGGCACGTACTTGAAGGTCCAGGTGGACGGACTCCTGGACCCGGACGGTGCTAGCCTGGACCGGAGCGGGGCGTTGGTTAAAGTGACCTACCTCCCAACCGGAGTGAGTGAGACCCTGGTCTCCTACTGGGATGGACCCGGGAACTACGTGGACACCTCCGCGTTCCTGGGTCAGAGCGGAACCCCGAGCACGGCTCTGGAGGACTACGCGGTGGGGACGGACTGGAATCCCCTGGAGGGTGCGACGGACGGGAGCGCGGACCTCTCCGCGGACGGGGACCTGGAGTACACTCTCCCGCAGACGCTGCTCTCGAACTGGAGCAAGGTGGAGGTGGAGGGAGTGGAAGGCTTTTACCTCCGCTTCCGGGTGATCTCCACCTCCGGAGCTGGGGATCCTGAGATAGACACTCTCTCCATCGCGGGCGGGGACCAGTACCTCCTGGAGGACGGGGTCCAGGGGGAGACGGTCTCCAGCGAACCGCTCTACTCCTCCACCGGGACAGCGAAGCAGGAGGTGGAACTTTCCACGACTCCGGGCCTCCGCGATTCCGTTCGGGTCTTCGTGGACGAGGGAGGCGGGGAGATCGAGTGGACGAACCTGACCGCGATCGGGGAGACCCTCCTGACCTCCGGGAGCAAGGACCGGCACTTCGCGGTGAAGCAGGACTCCACCGGGACCCTAACAGTGAGATTCGGGGACGGGACCCGGGGGAAGATCCCCCCGATCGGGGTGGAAAACGTCCGGTTCGAGTATCGGGTCAACGCGGTGACGGACGGGAACGTTGGGGCGGGGACAGTGGTGGTGAACTCCGGGGGAGCCGCGCTGGTCTCGGAGGTGACGAACCCTCGCCCCGCCTTTGGTTGGCGGGAGGCGGAGGGTGCCTCCCCGGAGTCCCTGGAGTTGGTCAAGGAAGCGGGTCCGGCTTCCCTCCGGACCGGGAACCGAGCGGTGAACCCGAGCGACTACGAGGACCTAGCGCTGGCCTTCACCGCCTCGAACGGAACCCGCCCGGTCGTTCGAGCTAAGGCAATCGAGGAGGGCTTCGGTCCGAAGACGATCAAGCTGGTGGTGGTGGGGACCAACGGAGTGGCGATCTCCGCCACCGTGAAGGCGGAGCTGGAGACCTACTTTAACGGGAACGAGGCGGAGGGGATCGAGGGAGTGGGGCAGAGCAACACGGAGGTGACGGTGGTCAACTTCACCCCGCGGTTGATCGTTCTCTCCATGACCGTAGAGGCCACCTCCGCCCTAACGGAGACCCTGGTCAAGACGAGGATGGCTACGCTCCTGAACCCCACCGCCGCGGAGGGGGGAACCTACGTCTGGAAGTTTGGGGGGAGAGCCCCGAACTCCAGGATAGCCTCGGAGGTCTTCAAGATCTCCCCGGGGAACGTCTTCGACGTGGACATCTCCCTCCCGTCCGCGGACGTCGAGTTGCTGGAGGACGAACTCCCGCTGCTGGACACCGCGGCTCTCAACGTAGCTATCTACCCCCCGAGCAACTAAGAGGTCCCTTCTATGCGCTTTGAACTCCTCCCCCTAGACCCCCCGGACGGTTCTCTCCTGGTTCGAAAGGACGCTTGGATCGCTCTTAGAGTTCTGGGGGATGACCCGAACCTTCGCATCGAGATCTCCCGCGGGGGGAAGTGGGAGAAGGTCTGGGCTCACGGGGCTCCGCAACCCGGTTACCCCACGTTTCGCCGGGAGGTCTCCCCGGGGGAGGTGGAGTTTCGGGTGAAACCGGCCCGGGAGTTCTCCGTCGGTAACCTGATCTCCGTTCGAGTTATCTCTAGAGAGGAGCGAGCGGGGTATGAGTTCGAGATCGGGGACCCCGCCAGCGTCCTGAACGTGGTTCAGACCGGAGCGGAGGAGGTCTCCCTGATCTTCTCCACGCCCCTGAAGTTGGAGGGTGCCGCCGCGAAGGCCCTCTGGGACCGGGACTCCTACCTCGTAGAGGGCAGCGTTTGTCTCTATCCCACGGAGGTCTCCGTGGTGAGTCCGACCCTGGTTAGACTCCGGATCTCCGAGATCCCGAACGGGGAAGTGTTCCGCCTCTCCGTTCGCGGGGAACTGGAGACCTGGGAGGGACTCCCGCTGAAGGGAGCCTCTCGATATTGGACCTCCAGGATGGAGTCCCCGCGGGTGGCTCGAGTGGAGATGCAGGATCCCTGGACTTTGGACGTCTTCTTCACCCGGGCAGTGGGAGCGCGGGCAACGGACCCGGAGATCTACAACTTCACAAACGGACTACAAGCGGAACGTGTTCAGAAGCTGGACTCCAACTCCGTTCGCATGAAGTTGAAGACCGCCACGTTGCCGGGCGTTCAGTACGTCCTCAGCGTCTCGTAGGAGGTAGAGATGGCGACTTTGGACCAACCCATAGACCCCTCCAGCGTCTCCTTTAGAGGGTTCTCCACCAGCAACGCGCCGGTCTTCCCGCACGACACCTACTCCTTCCTGATGGCGTCCCTCCGGGAGCAGGACGCGACGGAAGGAGAGGAACTACTCCTCCGCTGGCTTGCCTCAGAGCAGAGCGAGTTCGAGGACACCTACGCGCGGATAAAGACCCTCTTGACGTTTCCGGACCCGGAGATCTGTCCCGCGGAGGCTCTCCCCTATCTCCGCTGGATAGTGGGCCTGACCGCGAAACTGGACGGGGTGATAGGGGATATCTCGGAGGCGGACCTCCGACGACTGATCTCCGTAGCGGTCCGGATGTGGAAGTTGAAGGGAACGGAGAAGGGACTTGCAAACACGCTCCGAGCGCTGACCACGCGGACCGCGCGGATCCTCAACTGGTTCTTCTTCCGAATCATCCTCGGGGAGGCGGAGCTGGGACGCGCGGAACTCAGCGTGGATCCCTGGCTCCTGGACGAACTTGGGATGCAGACCTCTATCCTCCCGGACTCCGTGATCACGGGGGGTCCGTACCTCCGCGGGGACGTTCTCCCCTCCGCGGACACTCCCGCCTGGACTTACGTCAGCGAGGGGGAGTCGGAGGGAACTATCTTCGCGGTCTCCGGAGAGGCTCTATTTCAGTTTCAGAGCTTCGGAAACGCCTTTGGGGGTCGGTACTACCTAGACGCACCTTTGGACGCCTCCACGGCTGAAATAGGGGCCATCTGGACGGCATTGGATCTAACCGAGGTGGGGGGTCGTCCGTTCAGGCTCTTTCTGGAGGACGGTTCCCGTGGTTACGTCTTGAGCTGGTCAGATACGGAGGTGGCGCTGGAGAGCGTCTCCGGTTCCGTGATAGTGAGTCCGCGGAGTCGCGGGTTCTCCGTGGGTAACTCCTACCGGATGAGACTCTACAAGGACGGGGCGGGATCCGTTCGCGCCTCCGCGGACGGAGTGGACCTCTTCGGGGAGGTGTCCTCCGCACTCTTCCCGGTTAGTGTAAACTCTCGCTACGGATTTGGGTACCTGAACCTGGGGGAGAACCAAACCTGGACCGTTACTTGGGACGACGTGGGTCCCCTCCCGGAGTTGACTCTGAACCTGACCACGCTCTTGGGGGCAACGGAGGCGGTTCCCCACCGGATCCGTGTGAAGCACGTCCCGAGCAAGTCGGTCCGGACCGTCTACTCCTACTGGGACGGGTCCTCCAATCTCTGCCGCGTCTTAGACGCCTTCGGGAACGGAGCGCCGTTCACCGTCTCCCAGAACGACCTCCGGGTGGGGGTGGACCCGGACGAGTACGTCTCGGATGTTCGGATCGTGGACGACGGGACCGGGACTCTGGACCGGAACTTGATCGAGGGGATTATGTCCACGCTCCGGCCCTCCGGGGAGCGGTACTTCCTCCGCTACCTGGACTTCTCGGACGAGTTTCGACGGACCTTTGACTGGATTGCCGTTTCGGGGACGGCGGTTCCTAGTCTGGAAGAGGGACTCGTTACCCTGGGGGACCCCACTTTCGAGACCGTGATCAAGACGGACTACCCGAACGACGCGACGTGGGAGCAACCGCAACTGGTTGCGCAGTTCTCCCTAAAGGATCCCACTTCCTGGGGGGAGGTGAGGTTCAACTACCAGGACGAGTTCAACTTCTACGCGATGCGGTTGGACGCGGCGGGGAAACAAGTTCTTCTGGACCGGATGTTGGGAGGGGTCCGGACGAACCTCTCCACCGTGGGGATCCTGGTCTTCCACCCGGAGGTGAACTACTACCTCCACGTTCACGTGGAGAACTCCGTCACTCCCGGGACTTTGGTGATCAACTTTCACTTAGACGGGAACCTCCTAGGGACCGTGATCGACGCCGGAGGGAGTACCTCCGGGAAGTTGGCGGTCGCGGCCGGGATAGGGCAGGAACTGAAGTTAACTTTCTCGGAGATGTTCCAGCTTCCGCTGGACTCCGTTAGAATCGGACCACCTTAGCGAAGGGGACGAGATGAGCAACCGAACTTTCTTCGAGGACAAGCGATTCCTCCCGCAGCAGAGGATCAAGGACACTTTCTTCGACTACCTCCTGGACCGCTTCTTGGACCTCGCCTCCCGGGTCTGGGGCGGACAACGCGGGGTCTTCGGATCCCTGAACCTGGTCTCCGGGGGAAACGACAAGTTCTCCGTTCAGACCCTCCCGGCGGAACTGCTGGACGGGGACGGTAACATCCTGAGCCTGGACGGTGCGGACGGGACGGGGATCCAGTTTGAGAACCTGGCGGCGACGGACTACTACGTGGGGGCTCGTCACAACTTGATCCCCTCCGGGGTCCTCCGGAATCAGCGTAACAACGTGATCTTCTACGACACGGAGGAGGACCGGATCGGGGAGGTCGGGGACCCCACCTCCGTGACGGAGGTCGCCGGGACGCTGGAGATCGTGGTCGACTCCGTCTTCGAGGCGGGGGTCTCCCACGCCGGGAGGTTGGTTACGGTCTGGCTCCGGCGCGCGTTGACCACGGAGGAGTCCGTAGCGATCGAGCGGAACTTGACGGTGGTCTGGACCGGGGGCGTGAACAAGGTCGTTACCTCCGGTCTCCTGGGACAGGCCGGGGGGAGCGCCTCAACGGATCCTACGGACTACCAGGTCTTCGCTCAGGGGGTCACGGTCCGGAAGGCGGACCTCTCCCTCGTCTCCCCCTACGCGTACATCGGGAAAGTGACCGGCGGCGGCGCGGGGAACCCCCCGTCTGCCTTCTCCACCCTGGGACAGATTGACGTCTCGGACGGGATCAACCCGGATCTCCAGGAAGCGTACACCGCGGGGCGAGAGATCTCCCCCTCCGGAGCTTACGGGGGCGCGGTGAAGATCGCCTCCGCGGACTCCGGGGACGCCCTGAGTTCCCTCCTTCACCTGGACCGGAAGGGTGCCACGGAGACAAATCCCGTGGACCTAGCTCTCGTGATGGACGAGGACGGAACCGGGCAGTTGAACGTCTACCCCCTATCTCACTCGACGGTGCTGCAGCTGGACGAACCGGCTCAAGTCAATGGGGGTACGGACGGACGCCTGGATCTGACCCGCGGCGGTGTGAACGTAGGGACCGCTAAGGTCCGCCGGGACTGCGACCTAGTCCTCCTGACCGGGTTCGCCACCGCCGCTGTCAACGGGCTCTACAAGTTCGCGTCTCCCCCCAGCGGAGCAACGGTTTTCCTTACCCGCTGGGACGACGGAAGCGTGGCGGGTTACTGGAGCGGTGCCGGGGCGGAGGCGGGGAACGCGAGCTTCCTCCGCCTGGGAGTGGGGATCTCGAAGCGCCCGGAGGGAACCGGGACGGAACTCCAGCCCGGAAGACCTATGGTCGTAAACGGGTCGAACGAGACCGGAGACCCCGCCGCGGTCAAGCTCTACCCCAGGATGGGGTCCGCCGCGCTGGAGTGTTTCGAGGGAGACTCCGTAGTTCCCAGACTACAGGCGCTCCTTTCGAAGTTCGGGACGTTCGAGGGGAGAACTACCGGGAGTCCGGGGACCCCGGCGAACGAACTCTACCTCGCGGACCGCCTGGACAACACGGATTACATGCAGCTCGCGTACCTCGCCCTCTGCGGGGACTCCTCCACCGCGCCGTTCGCGGCGTTGCAGCCGGTTTTAAACTCCCCCTACCTCCTAGCGGAGGAGGACGTAACGCTGGCCGGGGACATCGTGACCTTCACGCGCGGGGGGAGTTTGGACCTGACCCAGAAAGACGGGCGGATCAACTCGGACCTGAACCTGCTCCTCCTGACGGACGCGGCGAACGAGGCGGACAACGGGCTCTACCTGATCGGATCACTGGCCAGTACCTTCATCGCGGCGGAGGACATGGACGGGAACACCTCGAGTTTCTTGGGGGCCTCCGCCAAGGCCAGGTTAGTGATCCCCAAGTTCCTCGTTGGGGGCTCTCAGGCGACGGGCGGGGGGAGCGGAAATTGGCTCCGCGGAAGCACGTTCGTCCTTCGGGATCCCTACACTCAGGGCGCGGCACCGCTCAGGATCTTCACGGAGAACCAGGGCGGCGTGGAGGTCTACGA